GTGGTATTTGGGGTACCTGATGGATTTCCCAAAAACTTCTGTATCAATAACCCACAAATCATCTTCATTAGCGACTCAATCTCTTCTTTCGCCAACTTGAAGAATCGTCGTTTGTGGACTCTCAATTCATCAGCCGCGAGATGTGCGTTCGTCAGACAAATCGCACGCCACCGTACCTCGTGTTGAGCACATAGCAACTTCTTGAAAAGACTACTATCAAACTCTACAAAATCCCCGACGAATCCATTGGCAAAATGCACAGCCAACTTCCGATACAACCGATCCCACCCACCGTAAAACGGTGTCATACCGACAGCGGATGAAGTGACTGTATGGAGTGTGTACAATGCCTCGTTTTGCCTAAGTGTGTACCTGTTCATGGATGCCACAAAAGAACATGGTGCCCCTGTGAATTGTCGAATTTTATTGTCCCGAATTTTCGAAACTTTTCTCAACTCTTCCTTCAAGGAGCTCGTCCATATGACACATGGCACAGGTAACTTCAACAAATCGTTATCGAATTCGCGCAATTCTGTCATGCCTCCACCATCCAAAAATTCACGTTTGTTTTGATACTGGATACTATAAGGGAATCCAGGAGACGTGCTCAAATCAAAATGATCAACGCTTTCTTCAAGGGTGATTATATGACTTTTCTCAAAAGCATCGCGAAACTCTAGAAACAACCAGTCCATTGCCATAGACAGCACACGGCCATCATCATCGGAAAAACTAGGTTCTGGTTTCGCATATTTAAGTACTCCACTAATAGCCGCTGCGTAGTTCGGCTCCGTGTTCATGTAAGCTGCATTGTCAGAAAAATCAGGGGTATCAAACAACGTCGGTTGCTCAACTACACCACAGTAATCAACTTTGCGTCTTGCTTTCATGTTCGGGTAACACCCAACACGGCCCCACGCTTTCAACAAACTAGCATCCATCGCTGGAAGCAAGCGTGAATCGACATTCGTGTTTCCAAACCATCTGAGATCATATTTGGCATAACTTCGTAAAATTGCTGGATAGGGCATACGTTCTCGAGGAACTGGACCACCCTCCAAGTGGTCCGCCCCTACTGAAAAGGATGCTCCTTCCCGAGTTCTGATTTAAACTTGGATGAGAACATTGTGTAGCCATTTGCGGCCACGTTCCCACGCTGACCCCAGAGATGGAGGCCAACAATTTTGGGTTTGTCATCACCAACAAAGATAATAGGTGCACCACAATATCCCGGTCGAGAATAAGCGTTATGTGCGCCTTTATCTGAAGCATCACCTGAAGACAATTCCACTTTCAACGTATCATCCACAACATGGATTAGGACAGTAGATCCAACGAAATTTTCACCACTATCATTAGCCCATATTTTTCCCACTTTCGTAGAAGGTAGATTGATTTTCGTTTGTGCTTTTGGCAACAGCATGATTTCAGGGTTGTCAGTCTTCACAAGTTGTGTACACTTGAACTCCCCTGAATGGATTTCCGTTCCTTGCTTCCAAGTTAATGTAAAATTGCAACACTTAGCAGCATCAAACTCGTTCATTGACTTAGACATAACAAAATGCGTCATGACCAATACGTGCGGCCCAATAACGAGGGCATTGCCCGTTCCGCCATCGCCAGACACGCGACACATGCTGTAGTCGTCAAGAACAAGCGAGCTTTTTCCAAGTGAACTTTCACGTTCCTGCGCCATGATAGATTCCCTTTCGCTATCACTAAGAACCTTTTTCTTGCGTGGTTCGCGTCTTTCACGAGGAGCTTCGTCCGCAAATTGAACACGCTTGTTGTTGGTGTTTTGATTTGAGCTTTGTGATGGTGTGACCGCTTCGCGCCCACCCGGAGTCCAGTAGTCACGTTCAACCCACACTTCCTCACCAGAGTTGGTAAAGCATAGGCACGCCCACTCATCCGAATCGTCACAATAACGGTCAAAGTCTTGCATTGCTTCAGATACAGTCATGCGGTAGAACTGATCGTCCCACTTGTCATATACTTCCACCTCTTCAGCAGCATACATATGAGCAACATCTTTCATGTTGACAATACGACTTTTTCCTGAACATTTACGGTTCCTTTTAACACCATCTTGTGCTCGGCCTTTGTTTTTGCCTTTCTTGCCTTCTTTGGCATGGCGTCGTTTAGCCTCTTGGGCACACTTATTGACGTAAGTGTTGGGTGTGTTCACCTCATACGACCCATCGCCTCTGAAAAGTACCCGTACTTTGCGGAAACCCTGGCGCAAAACACTTTGACCTGTTTCAGCCACTTTACACAAGACTTTCGTACCTGTAGCCACAGCGAATGTGGCCAAGGCCGATGAAACACCCATAGCCACCCCGCACAGTACGAACTGGGGAGCAAGAAACTGTGCGAGTGTTTCGTCAATTGTGAAGCAACTGGGCAGTTCCTTGCCACAACCCGAAACGTCAAATGACAGAAATTCATCACCATAGTTATCACTCTCACGGACCAACTTCCAATCAGCCTCATCCCCCGAATCGCTAAGAGGAGGTGTCCTGCGAGGATCAACCAAAGGTTCAAGATCTTCATCAACGTCAGGTGTGACACTGCGGTCAGTCACATCCTTGTCATCTACGACTTCTGCGTTCAACACCCCCCCACGTACAAACCCGGGAGGAGCATCAACATCGCTTTTGTTACTAATGGACCCGTCAGCATTGAACACCAATCGCGATCCGGGATAGCTGACGCCACCCCCAGATACTGGTGCAGGTGCCGGTCCCACCGAGTTAACAAGGGGAGCAACGTGTGTTTTGTCACTTTTAGGGTCACCTGAAATGACATATCCAAAACAACCAGTAATGAACATGCGCAAACGTTCTCCAACAGTGCTATTGCCCACTATACGCATGAAAGCAAAGGTAGCCGGAGCATACCAAAACATTGTCACGCAAGTGTCAATCCACACTTTGGTCTTCTGGGCCTGCCATGGCAACCGGAACCTAGATGGTAGAAAGGCTTTACCAATCAAACATCCAAAATCCACGATACTTGCATGGAAACCAAGAAAATTGTTTGCGAGCTTTCGCCCCATAGTC